AGAAAGTCCTGCCTCGCATCTCTATACTCAAACCACTTTTCATAAACCTCTTCTTGAAACGTCTCAACAAGTCAGACATTGACTCACTAGGTTTCAACACAACACAAACACCAACCCCTTTAACAAAACGAGTTCTATAGTAATCCAATAAACTCACTCCCTTCCAGTTTAAACAAACCCATAGATGATATGGGCTCTCGTCGAAAAATTAAACCCGTACTTTTCACATGCATCAAAAACTGCACCCGAATGTTCAATAAGTTTTTCTCTTGTATTACCCTCAGGCATAAGATAAACATGAGGAAAACCATTCCTCAACGATAAAAACTGAAGGTAAGTATTCATCAACTCATTATCTTCATATACAATCTTGAAATAAACATTACTAACATCGAGAAATCTCATAGCTTTCTTAGTAGCTAACTCCAAATCTTCTTCTGTAAAAATCTTTGGAGAAAATATAAACTTAATATACTCCTGTTTACCTGGACTTACCTTGTCTATAAGTTCTTCAAGATTATAACCATTACTCTCCACGTTAGCAACTGGATAATCCAAGTCATTCAAAAGAGACAAAGTTTCTTGAATATGTTTCTCAACAGTTGGTTCACCACCAGTAACAAGAATCCCAACTTTTTTATGCTTTATTAACGCCTGAATCCTAACCAACGGATAATAAGCCGCATTAGAAATACGCATTTTCACCCTTGTATCACACCACGGACAATTCAAGTTACATGTCTTAAATCTAAGTATAACCATCGCCCGACCAACATCAGGTCCTTCACCCTGAAAGCTGCAAAAATTTTCAATTAACCGAACTGCTTTTTCCATAGTTTCGTCTCCTATATTTTTTTGTTCCAAAACAACTGAAAACATTCCCAAGTACATCTATATATATTAATTTATGAGCATCACAATATTATCTTTTGTTAGACGCCTAAAACGGAAACGAGAGTCCTACTGGTAGAGGGCCCTGGAAATCAGAAGTGCTACGGCCGATGGATTGCCCATCAAGGGAGAGGCACTCGCTCTCGTTTCTCATTTCTTTAAAAGGTTAAAATCTTTTCCTTTATTGTCACTATCGGATCAGTTATCTGATTACATCTATCTTCCCAAGCAAACTTCAACATAGCTTTTGTATCTATAACAAACCATTCAGGAAGTCTCAATTCCTCATCAGGTACTGCAACATATTCCAGTTTCTTCCCAACTGAAAGAAACTCTTTATTATATTTCTCAACAACTTCTTTAGGTGCTTTCGTTATATCTAATCCGTTAATTTTAAACAAATAACCTCTATCCCCAACACCAAAGGCCTCATACATTAACTTATTCCAGTTTAACATAGCTATCGCATTATAGGGTACTTTTTTATACTTACTAACTTCTTTTGAAATAGTCACTGGACGAGCAACTGACTTGTCCCCATTTGCAATTCTTTTAATCATCTCCTTCTTTCTTGCCCCAACAAAATCTAAAATTGGTTTTACAGGAAGACCTTCTGACTTTAAAATTATATCCAACAACTCAACTAGACTTTCTTTACTATAGCTCGGATAGTCACTTCTCCGAACGTCAATCCCCTTGTATATAACTTCATCAGTTGATTTCCCTTCTTCTGAAATAACATTAATTGCATAATGTTTCTTCGACAAAAACAAACCACGTCTAATAACTAACTCATTCTTTAACTCTAGTTTGTTTCTCTCAAGTGGAACATTATGTCTCAAAACAATACCTTCTACTACCTCACCATTCAGAAAAGCTTGAATCTTGTCACAGTACTCATCTACCTTACTTACTTTCTCAGCTTCTGTTTTTTCTTCTGTAACTAATGGTTCTAAAATTACAAATAAGGAGTCAGTATCACCAGTAATAACAAACTCAGTTTTTCGTGTCAAGTCTCCAAACATCTCCTGCTTAGTTATCTGAGGTGGCTTTACGTATTCTCCATTAACAAGTTTGTTAACAAATGCGTTCCCATCTAAAATAGCATGCTTAGCTGTTTCTTGTCCAGATAAAGTAATAGTACGAGCCATATCTACATTAAAGTATCTAAACGCATTGTTACCAAGAACACCATACAACGCATTAGCAAAAATCTTATACACAGCTTGACGATTATTATACATATCGTAAAGGTCTTTCTTATTCGCCTGTTTTGCCTCAAACATCTTGTTTTTATATTCTCGTCTTGATAACATCAAAAAGTTCTCGACTTCGCTATAAACTGACAACTCACTTTCATGACTTTTATAGAAACATCCATTAATTGTACAAATCAAACCCTGTTCTTTAACCTTATCAATCAGTTGTTTCTTAGTTATCTCCACCTCCACATTTGTAAACGTCGGGTCAATTATCACTTTAAACTTATCAGGCAGGTTATCAATATTATATGCAAAATCATATCCATGAGTAAAGTCTTTAAACTTCATTACAAACGTGTTAGTCCCCACATTATAAGTAATAATCAAATTTGGATACAGGGACGTAAAATCAAAATCTACAATATAATTATGAACTCCGACTATAGGTTCCTTTACAAAAGCTCCTTCAAACTCTGACTTCTTTTCATGAACATTAGAATTCCTTGAAGCAATTCCTTTAACTTTTAAGAACGAAATCATTAGCGAGTCCAACATTCCCATATTACTCGTAGACCCTTTAAAACTATTCTTGCTTATCTTCTTGACTTCATCTTGCAACGCAACATGTCGCAGTTTCCTCTCTAACCCAACAATAATTGTAACGTCTCTAATATTATATTCAATAGCTTTATTCACGTCACTTCTATACAACTCAGAAAAAAGCTTTCCAGTTGCTAACTTCTCTTCATTCAACTCAATCTTACCAATCGTTCCAAGCTTATAATTCTCTTTTCTTGTTGGTACAAAATTCTTATACAAAACTAACTGGTCTAATACAACTAACCCAGCTATATCAGAATAACCCAATTTTTTGTCAACTGAAACTTCACGAAAATGTGACATGGTGTCTGGCTTAATTCCTATCTTTAAACAACGAAAATAAATATACGGAATATCAAACCCAACCAGATTCCATCCAGCTACAATATCTGGATCTAACTTCTTTAGATCTTTAATAAAATTATTAACTAATTCTCTCTCAGACTTACAAACAATAATTTGGTCGCCTTCTATTAGACCACCAATATCTATATCAGGGGCGTCTCGTTTCTTCAACAAAACTTTATTGTCAATCACATAACAAACAATTCGACCATGATAATGATAAGTAATCATACATATCCGATCTCGTGCTTCTTCGGGATTTGGAAACCCTTTCTCCGTTGCATATGTTTCAATATCAACAAACATAATGTTCAAATCATACTTCTCAGATTCACCCTTTGATTGAAGATAATAATCCTGGGCGTGTTTCGTAGTAATCTTTTCATCACCTTCATAAGTAATATCAGAGTCTAACATTACTTTCTGTTTATATGGAATCTTAACTTGAACCAAATCATCATACTTAACTAAATGTCGTGCCTCAACATCAGACCCGTTCGGGATCTGGTAGCAATAATAGTCATCGTTCGTTTTATGAAAAATCTTCTTGTTATCACTATCTCTAAAAATATAAAGAACTTCTTTAGTTCGATTTAAAAACTGAACATCTACTAAACGATATTCAGGTTCATAAAACTTCTCTGGAATCTTATAGTAATAAACACCTTTTTTGTCAAGAACCTTCATATCCTTCTTTACTTTTACATCAATTTTTGCACCCAGCATTTCAGCAGCTTCTTTCAAGTCACTTACAAACTTTGACTCAAACGAGGGATTACGGTTAACAAAACTAGGATGAACAGTAAGCAAAACGTCATAATCTTTCCACTTATAAACTTGACCCCTTAGATTAGTAACTCCAGACTTCGCAATCCCGAAAGCACTCATAGGAGTGGTGCCCATCGCAACAATCAACTTTGGTTTACAAACTTCTATAATATTAAAACAATTCTCTTTACATAAATTTATAACTTCTTCAGCCGGATTTCCAGTTGTTCCATCTTTATTTATTGTCTGACATAAAACTATATTTGTTAGAAGGTAGTTCAGTTTATCAATCTTAAACCTTCTAAAATATTGTCTGAACTTCTGTCCAGCTTTACCAATAAGAGGTAACCCTTTGTCAACTTCCTCTTTCCCGGGATTTTCCGCAACAATTACAACATCAACTTTACGTAGGTCATTTTTACAGTTAGTTTCTAGAATACAGGAAGGCGCACCAAGAAGAGGACATATTGAACAATTTGAAAATGAGTTTTTTATAGACTTCAATTACAACTCCACTTTAATTTATCTTTTGTTCTGGTTATAATAAATAAGCTCTAACTATATATATTAATTACCAGAAAGAGTTTTTAAGATTTTTTTGTTTTCTAATATACAAGGAGGTAACAATGGATGATTTAAAAACAGCAACAAGGCTACTTAAAGTAAAAGAAGACAGTACCAGTATTGAAGTTTTATCAGCTTACCAAAATCTCACAGAAACGTTTGTGAACCCCAATAAATTCAAAGATATAACAAATGCAAAATGTTTAATGATCCGCAACATTATTGAAGAACAGTTAAAATCTAGACCCCAATTTGAAATCGAATTACCTCCCGGATTCAATGCTTGTGAAGCATGCAAAGGAACAGGTGAAAAGTACAGGTTCGAACGAGTAGAAATTATTGACAACAAATGTAAGAGTTGTCGTGGAAGTGGAATTCGAACAGAACCTTGCAAAGCTTGTAACGCCACTGGAAGAGTCAACTATAAAGGAAATAAAAAAATATGCTTCACCTGTAAAGGAACCAAAATCTATAAATTCGAGAAAACTCTGAAA